GATCAGGTTCCTTCCGCTCACCAGAAAGAACTGACCAGAAGCTCCAGACTGAGGACTGAAGCCAAAGATCTCGATAGGTTTTAAAATTTGCAGTGAATTACTCATACCCATTCATAGTAAGGTGCGGCTAAAAGGAATACGCCGCTTTTACCCGTGTAATTAAAGTCTTGTATATTAACTGCTACGACGTGGCTCTTTTCGTACGTGTTCGGCTCCAACCCAGTTCTGACAGCTGCTATCCTAAGCCCATTTCCAAATGGAATGACTTGATTTATAGATATTCTTCCGTCGATATCTCCATCGGTAAATCTGATGCCCGTCATTCCGATGAAGTAGTTCCCAGAGATAAATAAGGAGCCAGACTCTCCGATGCGGGATAAGCTTAGCCCAGCTATAGACGGCTTCTTCCCGCTAATTTCAATGTCTTTAGATATTTCGTTCAGTCTTTCCTTTCCAAACGGAAAGGCTAAAAGATAATTATCTAATACCGACGACAAGACTCGCGCAATTATTGGATTGCTGTGCGCCGGCATTTCACTTCTTGCAACTAGAAATGATTTACCTTGCCCAAAATAATTAGCATTAATTATTCCAGTCAAACGCATATTTCCGGTAGTTAAACTTTCCGGATAATTAGCTAAGAGCTGAGAGAAATCAAACCCTATATCTCCAAAGTATTTCTGCTCTGCATTCACGTCCTCACCCCGATTCGCTTCGACCATCAGCGTTTCTGAATTCGCGTTCGCTATAATATGATAAGATTCATCCGTTGCCCCAGACATGAAGAGTACCGGATAGCATTCGCTGATATTTATTCCGGTTAATTCAAATAGCCTTCCTACTTGCAGTTTATCATGTTTAAATGCTTGGATGCTAGGGATAGGGGCAAAGTCTCTTTTCGAAGCTACCAACTCATTACCGCTTACGAAAATTTTTCCAAGGATGACATTTTTAGGAACTCTGATCTGAGCGGTATGATTATTTATTATATTCGTAGTCGTAGGCGGGATGTACGTCCGGTCTCCGGTGTTGAAGCCCTCGAAAAAGAAAGAGGAAGACGAGAACTGATTACCGCTCACGGTTATTACATCCTCGAAGATTCCCCTGTCCGGAGAGAATGAAGAGATATACTTATTGAGAATTATTAAATTTTGATTCGAGTCTGTCGACTGAAGACTTTCCGGTCTAAAGATGTCCCCAGTAGTTGAGTTGGATACAAATTGAACAGAGAACTTCAGATTTGAGGCGATCCCACTGGGGATACTAACCCTAAGACCCGTAGTCTCATAAGTAGTGAAGTCGGTTACTACTTGATTAAAATCAAAGCCAGAGAATGAAACTCTTTTCACTCGGTCTAAAGAGATGCCAGAAAGAGTTATGAAGGTGCCATATGATCCAGACGTTGGGGAAAACTTCAGAATGCTTGAGTTTGGGCGAGACACTCTTAAAAGAGAAAACTCTCCAGAAGAAACCGTGCTGCCACCCGTGGCGATTATCGAGATATTATTCGAGTGGGCAGCGTCTGGGATGGAGATCCTTATTGACCGTTCCGAATTAACCAGGAAGTCAGTTACTTCGGTCTCGCCTAAATAAACATTTTTAACTCCCACGAAGTTTTCGCCAGACGCGACTACTGTATCCCTCCAATATCCAGAGGGAGGAGTGATTGACGTGATATTCGGCGCGCCTATGAATACAAAATTGACTCCAGATACAACCCCCGTTCCAGCCGAGTTGTTAAAATAGATAGTATTATTCCTCGGAAGAATTGACGGGACTTCGAATTGGAGTCGCGCATTCCCAGAGTAAGATTCAGTTATCGGAAAAACTCTATTATTGTTGTTTATGCTATTAAAATAAATCGCAGATTCGGGAGTGTGATATAAATTCTCCCCAGTAATCGTAATTAAATCCCCTTTTGTTCCTGTTATGTTCATTTTATACTTTAGTTAGCTGGAGCACGCATGAGCCTCCAACCGTATAGACTGAAGCTCCTCCGTCAACCTCGTATTGCCCAGCGACAAGAGTACTATTCAGAACCAGGTTAACCGTGCTGGAAGAGAAGTCTGTCTGCGTCGCAAATCCATGGAAATAGATCACTTGGTTCGGATATGTCCTATCGAATACTTGGACGATCCATGTATTGTCGACCTTAAAGACGGTAGTACTAACCTCTCTATAAGAATCGTCAGCATTAGTATTTGAGCAAGGCTGCCAGAACTGGAAATGACCGGCCGAATAATTCTCGCTTGCGTCGCTTACAATCCCGCGCACACTATTCAAGCTGACTAAGTCTGGCAGATAATGGAAACCGTACGCGAACTCTGGCTCGCAGGTTCCGTCGTAGTCGGTTTGCGCAGAGATGCTCGAGAACGAGACTTGGGTCGCGTAATAAGAACTTCCCCCTCCTGAGCCCTCAGAACTTAACGATTCACTTGAGCTTGATGACGGCTCCTCTTCTGGAATGCCGATTTTTGCAATAAATATTTTAGGCTTCTGGAGAGTAACTAGTGCGTTCTGTAAAATTCCACTTCCATACTGGTTAGATGCTTGAAGGTGATATGTTCCCGAGGCCTGTTTAGGGACGGCGAACATTAGGTTCCTCTCAGAATAGGCTACTGCACTTCTAGATATTCCAAAATCTCCGGTAGTTAGAGCTAAAAGATTTACAAAATCCCCCGGGTTAGCTGAGTTGATAAGTTTAATCTCAGTCAAGTCTGTAAGATTTATTCCAGAATAAAAATGTTCAGTCGGCCCATTCGCGGCAAAAACATTCTTTCCGCTTTGAAGCGCGGTTCCATAAATCTCAGGCGGATTTCTTTTGATGTTTAAAAGAGCCATATTACATTAAAACAGTTACATCTCCAGATCGCGCACCGGTAGGAACTAACCCCGTAAGGATAAAGGAGTTCAATTTACCGAAGAGCCCCGTAGAGTTTTCACCAAAAAATTGTACGGCAAAATACCCCGTTTTTCCAGTTAAAGAAAGCTCATCCAAGAAATACTTACCAGAGATCCTTAGTATATCTCCAGTTTTAGGATTGGATGGTTGAAAGCCTGTTATCTCAAAGACGGGTATGAAATTAAAAGTAGACTCAGCAGTTAGTCCTTCTCGGCCAAAAACTTTAAGCGGCCCTCTTACGTCTCCAGACGGGACAACAAATGAAAGATTATTATTATTTATCACAGAAAAGGAGCATGTCAAATTATTTAATTTAACCCCTGTTACTTCGGTGAATGCGTCCCCATAAACGCTCACGGTATTCTTAAAATATCCGGTATAATTATCTAGATAATTGATCTCAGGCAGCGGGGTAAAGTAGGCTGAAGTCTCTCCGGTTACAGGCGGATCGGACAGCCTTGAGACGAGTCGGATTTTGCTATGAGAAGCCCCAGTCGGCACTCTAATACTTAAAAATGAATCATCAATAACTTCGAACTCCGCACTGCTGTTATTAAACAGAACGTCGGTGACTATACTTAGCCCGGCGCCAGTCAGGTTAATCAGATTTCCTATTTTCCCTGTGATCGACATAATTAAGCCGTAATAGTGCTCGAAACGACTACGGAGGTGGCTGACCGAACCTCTCCGCCAAGGTTAATTACGGTTACTGGCCCAGTGATAGAGCCCATTGGCAACTCGGCGCGCACCTGATTAGCACTATCGATAATAATCTTCGGGCTTTTTACGTTGGGATGAAAGAATACGGCGTGAACAGTAGAAAGGTTTTGCCCTGCGATGGTGACTAAACCCCCGAAGGCGTGGGGCGTTGATACGGAAGAAATGATTGGCGCTGAATTTAAAAGATCCTGCTTAAAAGAAAGCGTCGTGGTGGCCTTTTGACCAAGGTCAAAGGAGTTAGATTTAGACTCCAAGACCCCATTAAACCCATAACTTTGCCCACCGAAGACTATATTGAATGAGGCCAAACTGCCGCTATAGCTTAAATTATTGCCAATAGAGTAAGTCTTTAAGTCCAGCTTGGTTTGTTTCTCTAGAAATTTTATATCGCTAGGGGAGGTGTTCCCAGCGAACACTTCGGGATCTAGGCTAGAAGAGTAAGAGTAACTTAATCCAATTATGTTGTCTAATGTTTCCACTCCAGTGTAAGTTAACGATACGTCGTTAGACGTAAGGAATGAAGACGCGGAAGTAGATTCTCTTGAAGGCGAAAAGCTCCCATCGACCTTCTCCCAGAACTCTATATTGGCATTAACTTTAATTGGTTGGAACTGCTCTAGGCTAAAACCGTAAGACGCTAGGTAGCCGCTGTTAATTCTGATTCCGCCAATCTCCACCTGGAAGGGGATCTCCGAAGAGATAAAGTCTGCCAAATAGTCTCTTCCCATCACCGGATAGCTCAATTGGATAGTCCCCTTTAGGACGCTCTCCGCTACGAAGTTGAAGCTCGATTTCCTATAAATCAGATAATTAGAAGAGAGAGAAGCGCCAATATCTATGGAAATAGACTCAGCCAAGAAGGGTTGAGAATTAACCTTTACCGCTACGTTGTTGTAATTGATATACGACATCACCTTTTACCTATATCATTATTACACTTTGGACGGTTTTTTTAAGAAAAAAAGCGCGTTTTTGTGTAAAATAGTTAGGAAAAAGGTTTAAGGTATGCCGTCTATATATAACATCCCGACTTGGATTAACTCCACGGCCTACCGCAAGAACGAGGCCGTCATCTACAACAACAAGTTTTACTACAGCCTGATTAATGGGAATTTAAATATTGCTCCAGCCACTAACTCTATTAATTGGGCGGGAGTGGTTTCCTACAACGGATCAGATAAGCCAAATTTCATCTGGTCGCCCTCCTATAACGCGACCATTAATCAAGAGCCAAAGGTCAAAACTATCAAATTTGGAGACGGATACGAGCAGAGAATCCCGGACGGCATAAATAACAATTTAGTAAGAGCAGATCTAAGCTTCGATAAAAGAGACGCTTACGAGGCTGCGGCAATAATACACTTTTTAACCCTTAGAAAAGCGGCCGAGTCCTTCGTATTCTCTTTGCCAGAGCCTTATACTTCCGCTAGACTTATGGTTTGCAGGAGCTGGTCAAACAATTACGCCTTCTATAATAACTACAACATTAAAGCCATGTTTGAGGAGGTAGCAAACTAATGGACGCAGCCGCCGCTCAAATTTCCATCAAGAAGATCAATACCGAAGCGGTTAAACTTAACCCCTCGGCGATCGTTGTTCTTTTCGAAATTGATCTGACAGACATCGCTATCGCGGAAGAGCTTTTTTATAATACGTCTTATTCTCAAGGAGTATCGACTTCGTCAAAAGTCTTTAGATTTCATAACAACTTAAAATTGATAAACTCTTCGATATTTTTCGGAGGTAACGAGTATACCGCGATCCCGATTCAAGCCGACGGATTTGAAACTTCTTCAAAGGGCGCGTCGCCGACCCCCAAACTTTCGATAACGGCCTCAGAGGAGGGATTAAAGACTGGTTCGTTTACGTATTTTAAAAAGTTCATGAAAGACTTAGACGATTTAGTTGGGGCTAAGGTCACAAGGACGAAAACCTTCGCGAAACACTTAGATAGGATTAACTTCTATAGATCTAACGTCGCTACCGAAGCTAACTACAACGTGCTCGTCTCATCGTTTCTCCCCGCTCCTGATGATTTTGATCCAGATCCAAATGCATTTTTCCCTCCTGATATTTATTATATAGATAGAAAAGCGGCAGAAACTAACTCCTTTTTAGAGTTTGAATTAAGTTCAGCCTTCGATTTGCAAGAAGTTAAACTGCCAGGGAGAATCCTCCTCCAGACGAACTGCGTTTGGCGGTATAGAGGCGAGGGCTGTTGCTATGAAAAAAATCGAATAGCCAGTACTCATGGTAGCGCCACGCTTCTGAGCTCGGCTCCTCCAATAGCGAACGAGAAAGACGAAATGATTACGGCCGTGATTGCGGCGCTACCGAACGGTAGCGGCGTGTCTCTTGTAGATAAAGACTTGTGGTCAATTAATGCTGACTATGTAATTGGAAATTTTGTTTTTATCACCGCGAGCGGAATCAACTATTATTTTGTATGCAAAAACGCGCATAAAGGATTTTCTCCCCCAAATCAAATTTATTGGATTCAAGACCAATGCTCTAAAAGTCTAGCTGGATGTAAATTAAGATGGGGAGCCGGAAGCCCAGCCGCAAACACATCAATAAATAACACAAACCCTCGAAAAGGAAGACTTCCATTCGGAGGATTTCCCGGAATATCTAAGCGTTAATCTATGACTTTAAATAAAGAAATAGAATCCAACATAATAGATCATTCTCTGAGGGATAAACCGCGAGAATGCTGCGGATTTATTATATATAAGCTGGGTAAACTTTTCACCCACGAATGCTTTAATAGCTCGAGAGAACCAGAAAAATTTTTCAGCATATCCCCAATAGACTATCTAAAGGCGGTCGCTTTAGGCAAAATAATTTCCGTCTATCATTCTCACGTAGAGGAGGGCGGGTTCTCTGAGGGCGACAAGTTAAACAGTATTAGTCACAACCTTCCATTCGTTATGTATTGCATAAAAACTAATTCTTTTTCTTTTTTTAACCCTAAGGACACGACTCATGAGTAATTTGACAAAAGTAAAACTTCATGGATATCTTGGAGAGCAGTTCGGAGAAGACTGGGAGCTCAGTATTCAAAGCGCCGCAGAGTCAATAAGAGCTATAGACGCTAATAGTAATGGAAATTTTTATAAAGCCTTAGTGAAGAACGATAAGAGCGGGATCAAGTATAAGATCATAATTAACGGTAAAGGATTTGAACATGAGATCTACGAAAAGACTGGAAACCTTGACGATCTCCGGGATAGCGAATTAGTCATCAATAAAAAAATTGAAACGATAGATATCGTACCGTGCATTGAGGGCGCGTTTTGGGGGCTTATATTGGGAGGACTTTCTCTGATCGGATTGGGCAACTATTTTGACTCCGCTATGATAATGCTGGCGGGCTTGGGGCTAGTTCTTCAAGGCGCCGCAAATCTCATGGCGACTCCCCCAAAATTCGAGGAGTTCGCGGAGATTCAGCAAGTAAATCAAAGGCAATCCTATTTATTTAATGGGCCATTAAATACAGTGAGCGAAGGCGGCCCAGTCCCATTGGGATATGGAAGACTAATTATTGGATCTCAACTCATTGGCCAGGATTTAAAAATCGTCGATAAAGCTTATCCTCACCCATATACCCCTTAAAACCATATGCCAGTTGTTGAATCAGTATTTTTTTACGAAGGAACTACGCTAAAGAGCGGCATTGCTATCTCGACGGGTATAGTCTCCGATTTACTTTGTGAAGGGGAAATAGAGGGCATTGTTAGTTATGAAAATGCACTGGTCGGAACTCTAGGATCTATCGGGTATGACTCTAACACCCGGAGTCCTTTCAGTTTTTTAAGGTCTATCTACTTTAATGAAGAGCCCATTATCGATAGGGAGGGCCGATATAATTTCCAAAACGTCAATATCCGAGTTGAAAAGGGCGTACCCGACGGGGATGTAAATATTGACGCTAACGCATTAAGGCCAGACATAGCCTTTACTAGAACCATAAACGAAAGATTAAGAGGGCCCACCAGCGCAACCGCCGACCCTAAGATCTTCGCGAAGAAATATCGGATCACAAACAAGAATATTTCATCATTAAAAGTAAACATTAAACTCGCTTCTCTTTATTCTACTTCAGAACTTAATGGGGAGTTAATTGCGTCGACGGTAATGGTGAAAGTCCTATGCCGCCCAATTTATGTCTCAACAATTTCTGATTTTATTACCCTTGGGGGCTCTCTACAGAAGACTATAACCGGGACTTTAACGTCCACCTACTTGAGGTCTATCATTTTGGATCTAGCTCCTACTATAGATACCCTTAACTTAAAGACGGATAAAAACTTTTTAGGATGGGAGATCCAAGTCTATAGATCGTCTGTAGAGCCGACGACTACATCTGAGAGAAATCAAAGCTTTGTAGATAGTATTACGGAGGTATACGACTCGTCTTTAAGTTACCCTAATTCAGCGGTAGTATATTCCGCGTTTGACGCCGAGTATTTCTCTGAAACTCCAGATCGATATTACGACGTTAGAATGTTGAAGGTTAACGTTCCATCTAACTACGACCCCATATTAAGAAAATACAGCGGCGCTTGGACCGGACAATTTAAAGTCAGTAAAGAGTGGACAGATAATCCGGCCTGGTGTTTTTATGATCTTCTCTCGAACGCCAGATACGGCTTGGGTAAATACTTAAAATCAACCCTTATAGATAAATGGACGCTTTATAGAATTTCTCAATATTGCGACCAGCTCGTCCCGGATGGTTATGGCGGATTCGAGCCGAGATTCTCGTGCAATTTAATAATCCAAAGTAGAGAAGAAGCTTTCAAAGTAATCAACGACATGGCGAGCGTCTTTAGGTCGATCAATTATTACTTTGGCGGAAGCGTTTTCACTATTCAGGATTCACCTAAAGATCCAATATATCAGTTCACTAATTCTAACATTTTGAATGGAGAGTTTTTATACTCCAATACAAGCAGAAAAGTAAGACACACCGTAGCTATAGTAAGATATAACGATAAGACTAATTTCTACAAACCAGCCGTAGAATACGTAGAAGATGTAGATGGTATAAGAAAATACGGACATAGAGAACTAGAAGTGACCGCGTTTGGATGCACAAGCAGGGGGCAAGCTCTCCGGTTCGGAAGATGGATGCTCTTAACTGAGACTCTTGAGACGGAAAGCGTAAATTTCAAATCAGGCCCAGAGGGATCTTTGTTGAGGCCGGGAGATGTGATTGAAGTAGTTGATTCAAATAAGAAAAGTTCTTTCAGAAGCGGCAGAACGAAGTCTATAGATAATAGCGTTTCGAGCCAAACCCTGTCCGTAGTCTTAGACCGAGAGCTTCAAGGGATTGACCCCAAGACTTCGTATAATCTATGCCTTTCTACTCCTACGTATAATTACGACTCTATTCCTGGGGCGGTTACGAGCGTCAGTCAGATAAACGACATAAGAAAAGAACAGATTTTAAAGTTTCATTTCAACAGTACTCATCTCTCGGCTATCCCTATTGCGACGGGAGCACAAGGAGTAGTCTACGGGTCTAAGATAAGCCTTTCCAGTAATTATATAAATACTAGTGTCTACAATATAATTCCAAATGCTGTTTGGGGAATTTTCACTACGGGAGATTCGAGAGACGCAAGCACATCGTTCGACGAGGCCGTAACCCAGGAAGAAAAATACAGAATAATTAACATCAACGAAGACCAAGATCACAACTTCTCAGTCGCGGCCCTGGAGTATAACGAGTCTAAATATAAGGCGATAGAGTTGGGCTTTTCTTTCGATACTCTTAGCGCGCGCAACACAACCACATTCAGCCTCCCGGCTCCGCCCCAAAACTATACGATAACTTCGAACACCATAACTCGGAATACGTATACCTTTACCATAAGCATCACCCCCCCAACGGTGACTGATAATATATCTTATTATGCTGTTTACGCTCGCCAGTCCTCTGCTGGTACGACTCCATTTACTAGCACCATTCCTTCGGATGCGAGCGTGTTATCTGTAAGTATTTTTAGCCAGCCTTCTCCACAGGGAACTATCGCTCCCAACGTGGGAGGGAGATGGTGGTTTAGAGTCTACTCCGTGAATCCTCTCGGAGGCTTCTCCAGCACTTACCCGGCGGATAAATACGTCGAAATCCCAGAGGTCTTTGCTATAGAAGACGTAGGAATTCATTCCTTAAGAATTAGTACGGATCCTCTTGGCGTAAATGCCTCAGCCTTAAGTGATACGGCAGCGCTTAAGGGCTTCACTGTAGCCGAGCCAGTCTTTTTGTGGAATACGAGCAATCCTTATAACGTAAGCAATATTAAATTCGTAGCAAAAATTGTAACCCAGGACAATACGGTTGCCGATATAACAAATATAACAGAACCTTTATTGAAGTTCAATTTCTTAGCAAACCTCTTGATAACAACTGATAGTACTTATACTTACATAGATAGGTACCTTAGAAACTATACCGTCTACGTAGAAGCTTACGATCAAAATGACCACAGCTCAAAAGGCGGGACAAGACAAAACAATACTTTCTCAACCCCAAGTAATGGATATGACGTATTACAAGTTTCAAACCCCGCCCTCGCCATCGCCCCCTTCGAGTCATTCGGCGCAAGCCTAGCAGTCAACGGCGTAGTGAGTGTTTACAACCTAGATAAAAGCACAGACGCTATTGGATTTTATGTATTTTACAGCCTTAATTCCTTTAGTTATTCAGCAGACATAAAAAATAAAGACATATCGTTTATAGCAGATAGGAAAATCTTTGTCAAGAAATTCTACAGCATGAACGACGCCTCCTTCTCTCTCGGAAGCAATTCCGATTTAAGTCTAGGAGGTTTCCCTAGCGTAGCTACGGACACTCTGTATTTAACCATCGCTCCATTCGATCAGATAGACGAGCAGAAGGGGTTCATTTTCACGACATATCAAGGTAATCCGGGTTCTTTAGGATTAAAAACTTTTAGCCCCGCCGGCTGGCTTCAGGCCACATCCTTGATTGGAGCCACAACTAAAACGCTGACGAAAAGCGTCACGGATATCGTTCGGACCGTTGGCCAGGGTTTCAAAGCCTGGATTAGGATCAAGGAAGATGGGACATGGATAGGAAGAGGAATAGCGAAAGTCCAGTCTATAAACTCTGCGGTTGTCTATCCAAACTTCAAGGGATACTCTCCTTTCAATTGCGGGATGGCCTCCAGAAACCCTGTGACTACGTTTACCCATAAAGATTACATGTTGAATAGCTCAAATAAGGTCGTACACATCGCCGATGTCGTAACCACGATATCGACTCCAGATCTTACCGTATATTGCGGATGGGTATCACCGCCAACACAAATCACTTACGTCGCCGACAACGCGGGGTTTGCGGCTACTAATGCGTTCCACTATAAAGGATCTACCGAAGGGAAGGTAAACTCTGATGCTACAGTATCCAACGAAGCAATAGGATTTAAGAGATACAGAGTATGGCTTACTCCAGAGGCGACACCCATAGATGCGAACTATTCGATTATAGGAATAAACGCAAGCAATAGGAGCTACCAACCTTTCGATCAAATAGTTGCGAAGTACGGTCTGTCAACATATGCTGTTGGAGGCTTCAATTTGATATTAACAGGAAAATACTACGACGTAGTGGCTGCCAGGACAAACCTTGGCGTCAACTCAGCAATATATCAGAACGAGATATTCTCTGATTCTCCTTGGTGGAAAAATCACCCCGCCGGATTTGGACAAGGATGGGGCGGCTTGAATAAAACCGTTAGTTATTTTGACGTACATATGGGGCATTTAGTGGATTTCTCTTACCTTCGAGAAGGCTTCTTTGCTATGGTAAGCCAAGACGAAGTAGGAAATACCTTAGGAAATACCTTTAAAGCAACCGATGGAGTGGTAAATACTATATACTAAGATGAACGACATCTTAATTGTTTTTTATAAAGATTCTACGAAAGAGTGCTATTCGTTTCCGTTGGGTACCGAAGAGCCTAAAGCTCTAAGCTTGGCTCTAAGTGGTAATGAATTTGCGTCGTCCTACGCCAATCATAAATACATACAACAGGCTCCTTATCCTTTACATTATTATCAACATGCGCCTAGCGAAGAGTACGGCAAGCCGGACGTCAGGAAAGCGATAGCTCTTAAACAAATCGACAGGATTAAAGAATACAGAAACGCCTTTCTGCAATCTCTCGATGCTCAATTTATGAGATCTTTAGAGCTGGATGACCCCAGCATGAAGAACCATATCGTTAAATTAAAAACCTTTCTCCGAGATCTGCCTCGGAACCTTCGATTTAGCAGGATTGAAAAGGAAGAGGATTTGTTCAGATACAATCCTTTTAATAATATCACCCAATTAATACTGACTTCGACAGGCGGAAATTATTTAACCCCTCCAGTAGTCAGCGTGGAGCCGCCGCAGGGCAAGTTCTTTGGTTTCGCGCCGAAGGCTACCTGTTTTATTAAGGATGGGCGAGTAGTTAAAATAGAAGTGACTGAATTTGGGTGCGGATACGATAGCTACCCCAAAATAGAGATAGATCCTCCCAAAGACAAAGCCGGGAACCTAGTTGAAGACTCCGGAGCAAAAGCTGTCTGCGCCCCGATAGAGCTTTCTATAGATTCTTTTTAGCTTCCTTGATATAAGAGCCCGCCGGGCTTCTTGTGTTGAATAATCGTCCCGATAACAGCGGAGCTGATTTTATCAGCAAAGAGTCTTCCGTCTACTTGTGAGAGGCCTCCCGCGTCCGTTGATGTACTAGAGGCATTTCCGCTGTTGTCGATGTTGACTACTATGTTGACGCTAGTGCCAGAGCTTGGCGACGCGGCGGATTCATTTCCTACCACTCCTGCGCCACCGACTAAGCCTCCGTCAGCGAAGCCTTTAATAGTTCCGTTGTTGAGTCTATTGAAGAATCCTGAGCCATATTTGTCAACGGCGTCTTTTCTAATCACATATTCTCCGTCCGTCAAAAGGGCAGGAACATTATCCTTATAGATAGATCCGCCCGAAGCTCTTCTTTGACCGCCAGCTAGGCTACCCAAGCCCGTAGATGAAGAGCCCGATGAGAAGCCTCCGCCAAGACCATATAGACCAAGAGAAAATAGCCCCTGGTATAAAGCCGCTTTGCCCTGCTGCTTACGTTGTTTATTCCAGTTTTCAAGGGCTTTCTCCTTGTCCTTCTCGTACTCCGCCTTATCTCGAAGATAAGAAGTCAGCCGATCAGATTTTTCAAATTTGCCAGCGTTTTTACGGTTTATCTCTTCTGTTTGTCCATAGGCGGATAACCTGCTGTCTACATTGTATTCGCCTTTGGTGGGTTTTTTCATGTCGTCATAGGCGAATGTATTTTTAAGATTAAAGCGCGCGTAATCATCTCCCATGTCCATCTGGGATTCAGCTAGTGACTCAGGGTCTATCTGTCTTGTGTCGACCTCACTCTTTGTGAGTAGCTTGGATATGAGCTCGTCCGAGACAAGCCCGCTCGACGATGGTCCGCCTGATGCCCGCTGGACCGCCCGCCCCTGATTCAGGGAGTCGAGATAATCTATTCCGTATTTTTGCACCGCAGATTTTCTTAAGACGAATTCCCCCTTGGAAAGATAAGCTGGAACGTCGTCTCTTATTCCAGATCCGCCTTCTACTTGTCCTCCACTGCTGAATCCTTTTACTTCTCCCCCCTTGTTCATACCGAACACCGAACCTAACACTTTATTAACGCCGATTTGGAGAGTCTTATCCAATATCATATTTCCGATGTTTTGGAACATCGAAGAGAAAGCTTCCTTAAGAGTCTTCGTTCCGCGAATCGCTTCTCCAAACGCGCTCGCCATACCCGTTCTAAACGAGGAGGAGAACTCTTTCCCCGTCGCGTCGATGTCGGCATTCGCTTCTCTATTGGTGTAAGTAAATCCGCCCCGTACGGAATCTACAAGATCGCCCGATTTATATTGATTATTGGCAATCCTAGCGCTGTTGCGCGCTTCGATGGAAGCCTGCAATTCCCCCGCAGACGCGAGACCCTTATCGAAAAGGTCCTTCATGTATTTGAATTCTTTATCGGCCGATTCCACCGCGTTAGAAAGCTGATCTTTTTTCTGTTTGCTCAGAATTCCACTGTCGATTAACTTTTGGGGGGTTAATTCGCCCATAGCGCTCTGAGCCGAAGCCTTCATCTGCTCCGCAAGCCCTTTATTTATTTTTCCAAATTTGCCTTTGTAGTGCTTCTGGATATCAGGCACGCTCATATCCGACAGTTGGAGGATGTCATCGTCAGAGAGGCTATTTACTAGTCCATCTGCCTTTTCGTTTCCGGAGTCTGCGGGCTTCATGTTAGCCAGCCGTAGTTTGAGAAAATCTTCGTCAAGTTCTGACGCCTGCTGTGAGATTTTTTTATTGGAGCCCTGATTTGCGAACTTCTTAAAGTTGACCCCGCTCAATCTGCCAGCGAGCTCTTCTGATGTTTTGCCTATATCCAGAGCTTCTATAGCCAATCTCTTTAGCTCGGCGGACACGCCCGCATTTGCGCTTGCGGCATAGCTAGCGGCAAGAGCCTTTCTTATCCCGAGTTCTTCTTTGGATCCTGCATTGAGATTTTTTAAAAGAGCAGCTTGTTGGGCCAGCGTGTCTGCATATTTTTGTCTCGCTGCGGCGAGCTCTTCTGTGGAGGCTGCTCCATTGGCAAATAAGCCAGACATATTTGATAACGCCTGGTCTGCGCCCTTTAACGCGTCCTTCAGCGCGCCCACTCTCTTCTTGCCCTCTAACTTTATAATATCTTCGTATGGTATGTTTACCCCCGATTCTATCGCCAACTTCATTTCTTCTATAAATGAATTAGTTGCTTTCTTAAATCCTTTTATTTTCCTAATTTCGTCATTAGACTTACCAGATAAAGAAAGCTGCTTCTCTTTACTCATGGAGTTGAAAGTTTTACTTCCATCATCCGATTCGCCACTCAACTTCACTTTAGAATAATTTTTACTTCTTAAATCATTTGATTCTTTATTAAGCTCGGTTGCTCTCTTGGAAATAGATTCATTAACCTTTCCAAACGTGGGTTTTGTAAAGTCTATGCTAGATAATTTACCAAGGAGTTGTTCGTATCCATTTCTTATATCCAAAGCATCGACCGAGAGATTCGTAAGGGCTTTGCTGATGTCTAAGTTGGCTGCTATTTTATAGTTTGCTATTAAGCTCTCTCTGATTTTGTTTGCCGTTTTGTCATTTTCGTTTATATTCCCCAGGAGGCTCGCAGAATCTAGGGATTTTTGAAGCATCTCGAGAAGGTCTTTATCTCTCTTATTTGCCTCTCCTCTCTGAGCTGTTCTTCTTTCTTCGGTGGTTG